CTCGAAATCAACTGCTAGTCTCTGAAGTGCGCCAAAGTAGATTAGATCTTCATTGCGTTTGTTTCTCATCATTAGATCCCAAAATAGAAGATTGAAGATGTCTAAGAAAAAGCGCCAGCCCGAGACCACCGGAGCAGACCGGGCCAGCGCGATTATTTGATTGTCAGAAAGGGACGTCATTGCTTGGCGGTGCTTGGAATGAATTCCCAAGGTCAGCTTTGCGATAGCCCTTGATCTCAGTTTGAGTCTGACCATTCCACTCACGGTGCGCGACCTTTACCTTGACCGGGCGGTGATGCAGCTCAAAAGAGTCGCTGATGCTCTTGAGTCCAGCCGACTGGCAAAACCGGGCGAGGTTCTCTTGTGCAATCTCGACCGCTTTAGGGTTCGGGTTGCGCAAGTTGAAGCGGTCCCAGATGTACCGACCTTTATGCTGGCCATCGAGGACCTCAAACTTGAACTGGAGGTAACTACCAGTGCCCGCTTTTGTCTCTCGAATCTCTGACTCGATGGCGATCACGTTGTAATAGCCCTCAGGCAGTGGCTCATAAGCTGGGCGGTCCTCGGTGCTAAAGTCATAGTTGTTTGCGTTGAAGTTGATTGTTGCCCTTGTAGTGATCTCCCTTATCCGATGATTTTGTTATAGATTGCTTCTAGGTTTGGTTCTTCAAATTGCGCCAGAGCGCCGCTTCTATCTTTAGCGGTCCAGATGCCATCAGTGGCAGTCTGAAGCGCTCGCTTGGTCTCACCGTCCACCTCTTTGACTCGCATCGCAAAGACCTCATCAAAGAAGTATGGCAGGCTCTGACCGAGCTTCTTGCCTGGCATGGTTGGTGTCCAGAGCATCGCACCGCTCTCGTCTTGGATATGCTCAGCTTTGGCAGTCATGAAGACATTGCGTGGCAAGTCCCGAAAAGCTCTGATGAGCTGAGCCATGCGGTCTTGCAGCTCGCCATATGCTTTGCGCGGGTCCTTGCTTGCCTTCTTCTCGGCAGCAAGCACGACCTCAGCGATCTCGCTGAGAGAGTCGATGCAAACCCACCGGTAGCCCTTAGCCTCATCGCTCTCGGTGGGGTACTTATAAGCCTCTTGGACTTCCACCAAGCTGGTGACCTCAATCACCGGTAGGTCATAGCCTCGCAGGCTCAAGAGCCCGCTCTCGGCGCTTATGATGATGCAGTCTTTGGCAGTGGCGCAGAGCGTTGTCTTGCCTGAGCCTGCTGCACCGTAGGTCAGCACTTTGAGATGCTGGTGACTGGTGTCACTTGTTCTTGTGATTTTAACCATTGCTTTAATCCCTTTCTTTGTTTTCACTTGTGCGCTCTTCAAGCGCGTCAACCCTCGCACAAAGGTCTGACAAGAATTTGCCAATGACCTCAATGCTCGTGATTATTTCGACGTCCCAATAGACACAGCGGCCACCAGGTTCCTCGATTGATACCTTCCAAAAGCCACCACCATCGGGGTCGGTGGCTTGGGGCTCTGCTTTGATGGTGTGGTCACGGTGGACCAATTGAATAGTTGCTTGCATTGTTTCCTCTTGTTTCATGCTCGTATCGTGAGCGGTGCCCGGATACGCTCCGGGCGGGCGGTTATTGATTAGAGAGCTGCGAGCACTGCTTCAATTGCTTCGACTGATGCGTTGGCCACTGGCGCAGGGTAGAGCGCGTGAGATACGAGGCGAGCTGCACCGTGACCAACCTTTGACTTGGATACCTTAGCAACTGAGGCGGTGCCGTTCTGGACGATGATGGTGATGCCTGAAGCATCAACGCGGCCATCGTCACCGTAAGCCCAAACAACCTTTGCAGCGATGCCCGCGTCATTGAGTGCCTCAGCAACGTCAGCGGCGTCGATGGTGATTGCGCCAAGTAGTTCGTCGAGGTTTGCGGTGGTGATGTCGATTAGGTTGCTCATTTCTTGTTTCCTTTGTTTCGTGCCGCGTCGCTGCGACAGTTATGTTTTAAAACAATTCCCTAGATCTTTACAAGATGTTGGCCTATATGTTTAAAAGAAACAGACTCTTTTTTTTAAAGAAAAGTACTTAAGGAGAAAAAACCATGGGAAAACCAATAGTTGGATTTAGCCTCGATGATGAGCTTTTAAAAGATATTGATGAATCGAAGAGCTATCTTCCGGCAGATTGCAAAGGTGCATCGCGCTCAGAACTCATACGCACGTTAATCGTGCGCGGTCTGAATACGCTTGAGAGACCGGCAAGATATTATGATTTTGGGGATATGATCAGCGATGCCTATGTTGGCTCTGATGAGGCCACGGGTCTAGATTGCCCAGTGTGTGGCTGTCATAACTTGCATCTCATGAAAGTCGAAGAGCATACTGATTCGCCGAGCGATGGCCGGGCATCGGTGAAGCTTCGCTTTCACTGCGAGTTCGGGCATGAGTTCGAAGTGAATCTCTACCAATCCAAGGGCACGATGTTTGCGCGTGTTCAGCGGTTTGCGGATTGGGAAGAGTTCGGGAAGATTGCAGAGTGATTGACAGCGTACCCAGGAGCGACTCTGGGCACGCTATCGGGGAGGGAACTAATGAGTGACTTAATAGAGATTTTCGGTGGAAAATTCAACGCGGAAGCGCGACCGGTTGAGCCACCAGACAAGCAACTAAAACAGGCAATTGAGAAAGCAGGGCTCAAGCCACCAGACATCATCGAGCTTGACGGTCTGCTCCATCGCTTCGACTGCGATGAGAAAGGCGGGCGTACTGGCTGGTACGTCGCCCATGGTGACGACATACCGGGCGGTGCGTTTGGATGCTGGCGTCGTGACCTCAAGCAGGATTGGCGGGCAAGCATCGGGCGCGAGCTGACACCGCAAGAAATAGCTCGGAGCAAAGCGACCATCGAGAAAGCCAAAGCCATCCGGCGGCAAGACATCGAGCGTCAACGTGAGAGCACCAAGCAAGAGGTCACGCGGCTATGGGAGCAAGCCCAGACCGCCAGTGATGATCACCCATATCTCACGCGAAAGCGGGTGAGAGCTCACGGTGTGCGCATCTCGCAAGATGGTCGGCTCATGGTGCCGCTCTATGATGAGAGCTATCAGCTCAACTCACTGCAATACATCGACGGCAGTGGTGGCAAACTCTATCACCAGGGCGGGCGAGTCGGTGGTTGCTATTTCACGATAGGGATGCCGACCGATACCATCTACATCGTCGAGGGCTTTGCGACTGGTGCAACGGTGCGCGAGGTCACTGACCAGATGGTCGTGGTGGCTTTCTCTGCGAGCAATCTGCCAAGCGTAACCGGTCACCTTCGCGAGTTCTATGGTCAGGCTCAGCGGCTTGTTATCGTCGCAGACAATGACCACGGCGGCGTAGGTCTCGCCAAGGCTCACGAGGCGGCTGCGAAGCACGGTGCTCAAGTCGTGATGCCACCAGAGCCCGGCGATGCCAATGACTATCACAACGCGGGCCATGACTTGATGGCAGTGCTGACACCAGAGCAAAGTGATTGGCTTGTGCCTGGTGATGAGTTCTGCTCGCAGCCAGCTCCTATCTCATGGCTCATCAAGCGGTGGATTCAAGAAGATGCGTTGATGATGGTCCACGGGCCAAGCGGTGGCGGTAAGACCTTCATTGTTTTGGATTGGGCGCTTCGTATCGCGGGCGGTCTTAGTGACTGGCGTGGGCATCGGGTAAAGCCTGGCACGGTGGTCTACCTCGCTGGTGAAGGGCATCACGGTCTGCGCGGTAGGGTTGCAGCTTGGAAGCATCACCACCGGGTGAAGAGCACTAATCTTTGGGTCTCAAAGAGCGGCTGTGACCTTAACACGGACATAGGCTACCAGCGGGTCTCGGAAGCTCTGCGAGGGCTACCAGAGCAGCCCAAGCTCATCGTTGTCGATACCTTGCACCGTTTCCTGCTTGGCGATGAGAACTCAGCCCAAGACGCTAAAGGGATGCTCGATGCGTGCGCGAACTTGATGCAGAGCTTCCAGTGCTCGGTGCTCTTGGTGCATCACACCGGCGTGAGTGATGACGCTCAGCATCGAGCTCGAGGCTCGAGCGCTTGGCGTGGAGCGCTAGACATCGAGGTGAGCGTGGTGCCCGCCAAAGGTGATAAGCCGATCGAGATCGTGCAGCGTAAGAGCAAAGACGCAGAGCTGGCGATGAGTCACCAGTGCGAGCTGAGAACCATCGAGATCCCTGGCTGGCGAGACGATGAGGGTGAGCCAGTGCGGTCGGCGGTGGTCGAGTCGGTGACACCGGCGGAGAAAGTTGATGACAAACTCATCACCAGGAAAGACCGCTTCGCTCGAGCTTGGTTCGATAACTCGTGCCCGCTTGATGCCGATGGCAAGCCTTGGCTTTCTCAGAAGCAGCTTCGCCAGTGGCTCATTGATGTCGAAGGGCTCTCAGAGCGCAACGTCAATCAAGAGATGAAGCCGAGCGTTAGTGGAAGACTGCTCAACGTCTTAATCGATTTAGAGCTCATCAAGTACAACACCAACGGCTACTCAGTCATCGATGACGCTTGGTCTTCAGTGCTTCAGATGATGCGTCAGAGCAGGTAACGCGACGCGTAATTGTCAGACAATCCGGTACATTTTGGGCATGTACCAGACCCCCAAAAATTAGGGTCAAAATGTACCTAAATTGTCAGACAATCCAAAAGAGGTACATTTTAGGTACATTTTGAGTACATC